GGTCATGTCGTGTGCTCCTTGTTGCTGATGGTTATGCGTAGCGGTTGCGGATGAGGTGCTGAACCAGCTCGATGCGGTTGCCCTCGCGGTACTTGCCGCCGTCGGGGAAAACGTAATGGACAGTGACGCCGTCGCGGACGAGCGTGCCGATCTGTTCCTCCGCTTCCTCTTCGCGCTTGGCAGAGCGAAGGAAGTTTGCGTAGTCACGATCTTCGCGGCTGTCGCGGCGGGTGTCGAGGATGGCTTCGAGTGATTTACGTGCGGTCATGTCGGTGTGCTCCTTGTTGCTGATGAGGTACCCTTAAACGCTGCAATACGCTATTGCAACATTTATTTTGCGTCTCCCCGAGATCTAAGTTCGGCGTTCTCATGCTTCAGGCGCAGGATCTCATATTGGAAGTTACGCGTGGTGACTTCGGCCTTTGCGACCTCGCCCGCATCCCTTGCGATCTGGCCCTCAAGTATGTCGATGCGGTGTTGCAGCCTATCGACCTTGGCACGCAGTTTTGTCACGTACTTTAACGTCTGCGGCGTCAGGGTGTCGATCCATCGAGGGGGTCTAGGGAATGGGTGATTGTAGCCCTCGGCTACATCTTGCGTGCTCATGACGTTATCCCCTCTGCGCGCTTGCGTATCCAGTGCGCTCGGTTGGCATAATGCTCCTGCCGAGGATGCTCCGCCGACAAGTCAGCGGCGCTGTCGAAGGCGTCAGCGGCTATGTGAAACAGGTCGGCCACCAGACGGCGCTGACCGTCGGTTGCGTCCTGTGCGAAGCTCACGGCGCGCTCCTCGGCCGCATGCAGCAGCCAGTTGCCCAGCACCTCACTGTCCTCGGCCGTCGTGATGTTGTGCGTTAGTTCATATCTTTTCATGTGCGTGGTCCTTCTAGTGTCTTGACGAGTGCTATGACTGCGATGGCGAGGGCGACGAGGAAGAACGTCGTGCTGCCGATGTGTGCGATGCTCATGTGATGTGCTCCTTAGCTGATGGTCAGGCCGTCGGCGATGATGCCCGCGTAGACCGGTTTGAAGTAGCAGCGCTCGATGACCGTGCCGTTGGCCCAGTTTGCCGCGTCCTCGGGGAAGCGCTCGTCGGCCCACTCCTTGGCCACAGTGGTCTGTGGCACAAGGATTATGATGCTGCCGTGGTCCTGTACTATGAAGTCAGTCATGCCCTGTCCCCTTCCGTCTGGTTGTCTGTAGGCACGCGGATGCCGTAGTAATAGGCGTCGTGGTACTCGATGCTGTCCTTGTGGAAGATCGACGGGTCAAGCCAGCGGAAGTCGCCTCCGTGTGCGCTGGCGCTGGTCGTGCGGCTACCTGCAGGCACGGTGACGATGCCGCCGTGGCCGTATGTGTGGGTGAATGTCTCTTTGACGCAGATGTTGTAGTTCATGATGTGTGCTCCTGTTGGTTATGCTACGTAGAGGTAATGGCCGTGGGGCGTGGTGGCCCAGCGCAGCTCTTCGTCCTTGTCGTTGGTCCACAGATCCCAGACGGTGTCCCAGCGGTAGCCGTTGCGGTCTAAGTATCCCTTGACCACCTTGCGCGGGGCGCTGGCGATCAGGAAGGTGGTGCCGCAGGCTAAGGATTGCTTACCTGCGGGAAGGTTGATTGTGCTCATGTCGTGTGCTCCTGCTGTTGGCGGCGGTCTAAACGTAGGAGGAATGCGGTCAGATCATCGACGAAGCGATTAGTTGCCGCCTCGTCCAATGTGTCGCTGAACGCATGGTTCACCTTTGCGCGGTTCAGCATCTCGAAAAATGCGTCTGTCGCTATGTCGGCGAACCGCTCAAAGTTTGGCGATGATATTTGTTTGTCAGATAACTTACTCATGATGATGTACTCCTGTTGCTGATAAGGGTGGGGGCCGAAGCCCCCGGTTGGGTTAGTATTGCGCGCCGAGCTTGATTGCTTCGATCAGCGAGTTGGCTGGCAGCCACTTGTCGCCGTAGAACAGCTCGTGCTTGACGAACCAGTCGCGGCGCGAACCGCCAGCCTTGGTGCCGCCGGAAACGCAGAAGGTGCGGTCGTTGTCGTAAGTCACTTCAAAGCGGCCTGCGCCTACCTCGGCGAGCTCGATGTCGCGTACGTTGATGAAGTGCAATTTGCCGTTGAGCTTCAAAAGTGCCATGTTATTTACTCCGTGTCTTCGTTGCTGATGCACCCTCTTACGGCGGGTTTGAGGGTAGGTCAACAATTATTTTGCAACACGTGCATTTTTTTACTCGTGTTGCAGATAAGAGGGTAGTGCAACGCGGTGCAACACGAGTAGTTTATTACCAGTCCCGCAGAAATGCTAGTGTCTCAGGACGTGCAACGCGGTGCAACACGGTGCACCATTTAGTTCGTGTTGCATCTGCAACGCCACCTGCAACGCCGAGGAGGCCTCTAGAACTACGTTCTAGGCCCTCTCGCGTTGCATGTTGCACGAGTTGGTGTTGCGTTGCGGTGAGGAAAAGTTGTCCCCCTCGTGATGTAAATTTGATGGCACCCCTTGTCAGGATGTTTCGCAAAGCGTATGTTGCGTGGCTACTGGTAGTACTGCCTAATAGAGCGGAGCATGCAGACGGATGAGCACAGTGCCTAAAGTGAAGAAGCCCAACGGCCGTCCGTCTCTGTATTCAGAAGATTTGTGCGCCGTCATATGCGAGCGCTTGAGCGAGGGTGAGAGCCTGCGCTCGATCTGTCGTGACGCTGGCATGCCGCACCTGATCACCGTGCTGCGCTGGATCGGCAATGACGACCACATCGGGTTTCGCATACAATACGGAGAAGCTCGGGCGGCTGGCCTCGAGCACAAGGCCGACGAGATCCTCGAAATCGCAGACGCAGAGATAGCCGCAGGCGACAGCACGGCCGTCGCAAAGCAGCGCCTGCAGATCGACGCACGCAAGTGGGTGCTGTCGAAGCTCGTACCGAAGAAGTACGGCGACGCTGCAACACTGAGCATCGGCAACAAGGAAAACGAGACGCTCAAGATCGACGCGAACGTCGACAACATCGCACTGACCAAATTGCTATCAAGCATGGTGGCGCAGCAGCCGGGCGCTGACGAGACTGACGCGGAAGCCTGATGGCCCCGCAGCACGACATCGTTGACCTGTTCAATCGCGTGACCGTGGAGGGCCTCACGCCCATGCAGCGCGTGCACCTCGACTGGCAGCATCGCTGGCGCAAGACCGCACGCGCCAATCAGTTCGTGCCGCGCACCGACTGGACCGAACTGGGCGTGCTTGCAGGCCGTGGCTTCGGTAAGACGCGCGTCGGCGCGGAATGGTTGGCACGCGCAGTCTTCGAGGACGAGAGCGGCTTCGATAGCTGCGTCATCGCACCGACCTATCAGGACGTTAAGTTCACCTGCTTCGAGGGGCCTGCGGGCATCCTCAACGTACTGCCGTCCGAGCTACTTGCAGATTACAACAAGTCAGACAACGTCATCAAGATGTACAACGCGGCTGGCAACATCTGCACCATACGCGGATTTACTGCAGAGAAGCCCGAGCGGCTTCGCGGACCGCAGCACTGTCGCGCATGGTGCGACGAGCTTGCCGCGTGGCAGTACGACGAGGAGACGTGGGACATGCTCATGATGGGCATGCGCCTCGGCCCTCGGCCGCAGGTGCTGTGGACCACGACGCCCAAGCCGAAGGAGCTGATCCGCACGCTGACGACGCCGAAGGCCAGCCGCATCATCGTTCGCGGCTCGACGTACGACAACAGGGCGAACTTGCCGGACACCTTCTTCGACAACCTCGTGCAGTACGAGGGCACGACGCTCGGCAGGCAGGAGCTGTACGGCGAGCTGATCGACCCCGAAGAGAGTGGCATCATCCAGCGCAGTTGGATCAACCTGTGGCCTGCAGCCAAGGCGCTGCCCAAGCTCGACTTCATCATCATGTCACTCGACACGGCCTACACCGAGAAGAGCCTCGACCGTAAGGGCGACCCAGATCCGACGGCGTGCGGCGTGTGGGGCCTGTTCACGTACAAGGAGATGAGCCACATCATTCTGCTCGACTGCTGGGAGGATCACCTCGGCCTGCCCGACCTGATGAAGCGCGTCAAGAAGGAGCTCGAGGTGCGCTACGGCGACGACGAGGACGTGGCACTGATCAAGCCCATGTTCGGCAGCGGCAAGCCGATGTCATCGGGGCGTAAGCCCGACCTGCTCCTGATCGAGGACAAGGGCAGCGGCATATCGCTGCGCCAGATGCTCGACCGTCAGGGCATACAGGCATTCGCATACAACCCCGGACGTGCCGACAAACTGTCACGACTGCACATAGCATCGCCCATCTTCGCGCAGCGACGCGTCTGGATGCCCGAGAGCGACAAGAAGCCCGGCAAGCCACGCTCGTGGTGCGAGCCGGTCATCCACCAGCTATGCAGCTTCACAGGCGAGCGCAGCATCAAGCACGACGACCACGTCGACCAGACCACGCAGGCGATCCGCGTCCTCATGGACAAGGGCCTACTGCGCCTAACCAAACCACCGAAGCGCACTGAGGGTGACAGGCCCGCGCCGAAGGTGTACAGAAATCCGTACAGCCAATGAAGGACGATACAATGGACGAAGACGAAATGCCAGAAGGCGAGTACGTGGATCTGCCCGACGTTGACGACGACGCGGTCGAGGACACCGAGGACGGCGGCGCGATAGTGCGTATGGACGACGACGCGCCACCGAAGGCCGAGAACGAGTTCTACGCCAACCTCGCCGAGGACATGCCCGAGGGCGAGATGAGCAGCCTGTCGACGCAGCTCCTCGACCTGATCAGCAAGGACAAGGACGCGCGCAAGAAGCGCGACGAGCAGTACGAGGACGGCCTGCGCCGCACTGGGTTGGGCGATGACGCCCCCGGCGGAGCGCAGTTCGAGGGCGCGTCGAAGGTCGTGCATCCCGTCATGACCGAGGCATGCGTCGACTTCGCGGCGCGCGCCATGAAGGAGATCTTCCCGTCAGGCGGACCAGCCAAGGACGCCATTAGCGGACCGATGTCGGCAGAGAAGGTCGACAAGGCGAAGCGCAAGACGAGCCTGCTCAACTGGCAGATGACCGTGCAGTGCCCCGAGGTACGCGCCGAGCTCGAGCAGCTCATGACGCAGCTACCGCTTGGCGGCGCGCAGTACCTGAAGCTCGGCTGGGACACGCCACGCAACCGGCCGACGTTCCTGTTCGTGCCCATTGACGACATGCTCCTGCCCTACGCAGCGACCAACTTCTACACTGCGCAGCGCAAGACCCACGTGCAATATATTACCAGTTTGGACTATCAAAACCGCGTGCGTGACGGCATGTACCGCGACGTCGATCTGGCACCCGCCAGCATGGAGCCCGAGCAGTCCGTAGCAGGGCAGGCGAACGACCGCATCGAGGGCCGCGACGGCACCAGCTACAACGAGGACGGACTGCGCATCGTCTACGAATGCTACGTCACGATGGAAGTCGAGGACGGCGAGGGCAATGCGCCGTACATCGTCAGCGTCGACAAGACGACTGGCAAGGTGCTTGCAGTTTATCGCAACTGGGACGAGGAAGACGAGGCCCGCGACGAGATGTACTGGTTCGTCGAGTACCCGTTCATACCGTGGCGCGGTGCGTACCCAATCGGCCTGCCGCATATGATCGGCGGCCTGAGCGGCGCGGCCACTGGCGCGCTGCGTGCACTGCTTGACAGCGCGCACATCAGCAACAGCCAGACCATGCTCCGCCTCAAGGGCGGCACGGCCGGTGGGCAGAGCCTGTCACTGCAGCCGGGTCAGATCGAGGAGATCGAGGGCGGCCTGAACGTGGACGACGTGCGCAAGCTGGCCATGCCACTGCCTTACAATCCACCATCGCCTGTCCTCTTCAGCCTGCTCGGCTTCTTGGTCGACGCGGCCAAGGGCGTCGTGCGTACGTCGATGGAAGACATCGCCGACAACAACCCGAACGCACCAGTCGGCACGACACTGGCCAAACTGGAGCAGGGCGCAGTCGTCTACTCCGCGATCCACAGCCGTCTGCACGACGCAATGGGACGCATGCTGCGCATCCTCGACCGTCTCAACGGCTTCAACCTCGACGACGAGAAGCTTGAGAAAGAGGCGGGAGACGAGCTGGCACGGCGCGAGGACTTCGACGGCGTGCTTGACGTCGTGCCCGTCTCCGACCCGAACATCTTCTCCGAGGCGCAGCGCTACGCGCAGGTGCAGGCAGTGGCGCAACGCGCGGCGGCCATCCCCGGCATGTACAACATGCGCAAGGTCGAGGAGCGTATCCTCGAGACGCTGAAGGTGCCGAACGCCAAGGATCTGCTCAACCCCGCAATGGAGCCGAGCGAACAGAACGCAGTCAACGAGAACGTCGCGGCGTCACTCGGTCGGCCGGTCACGGCATTCCCGAACCAAGACCATCTGGCTCACCTGCAGACGCACGTGTCGTACATGATGTCGCCGACCTTCGGCATGAACCCAGTCTTTGCGCCGGTGTTCATCCCCGCCATCCTGAACC